CGAATGGATTTAACCTAAATTCCAAGTGCGTCATGTAAAACCTGTCTTCCCAGCCAAGATACCAATGCCAGTCGGTGTAGTAAAGCCACGACTTTTCGTTGAATGCTCTCAGGTGAGTCGGGTCTTGCCACGCGCCATAACTCAGGTCATATGGCACATGGATGCGCATCTCGCCACCAACCTTGAGCAATTCCTTGCAGCTCGTCATTGCACCCACCAGATCGGGTAAATGTTCGAGTACATCGTTCGCCAGTATTGCGTCAAACATCTCTGGCTGCACCTCGAAGTCACCGAGCCGTGTGGAGATTGCGTCGCCCCACGGCACATTGCAGATGTCGAGTAACCAGTCGTGCTTGACGCGCAGTTGAATGTCTGCGTTGATGCAGTCTTCTCGAAAGTCCTTGCCAGAACCTAAATTAAGTACCAAAGAAGTGTTCGACATACTGTGGGCGATTCTCTTTTATCCAAGGTAAAGCCTCGGCAACAAGTTGTTGTGCGTTCTCGCCAATGGTCTGGCTTCCAATATGATGCACATAGGCGCTAGAGACAAAGTGCCGATAACCCTGAGTGGTGAGGTCTGCGCAGCTCACATCGTCTGAGTACCAGTTCAATGGTCCAAACCTGCCGTGATGCCATGCGTCTCTGGAGATGTACGCAAAGATGGGTGACACATTGTCTGTTGGACGAATGAATTGCTCGGACTTAAAGCGATTCATGTAAAGAGGGTCACCGTCTGGGTTGTATCTAATGTTTTGAGACGGTCTTACGCAATCGCTTCGAGCGCCAACCCATCCGACATTGGGTTCTAACTCCTTGATCACCTGCACATCTTCCAATAGGCGCTGGTAGCTTGTCGGTGTCAGGACTACATCGTCATTGCAGACGATGCAAGCCTGTGCGTACTTCAATGCGTCGTCTATTACTTCGTTGTAATCGTCGCCAAAGTTACGGGGTTCGCCAAAGATAAGCCTTGCGTTCTTGTAGCCAGAGACGACTCTCTCTGTGCCACGCAAGTAAACAAACGCCTCTGGTGCGTATTGCTTGATGGATTCCAATAGGACGGGAAGACCCTTGCCGTGTACCGTCGAGATGCAGATAGGGATCACTCTTTCATCTCGCCTTCGCCTTCTTCCATGTCCTCGTCCTTGGCTTCGCCAGTATTAGGACCGCCAACGACCCAAGCATCGCAAGTTCTACTGGCTGCGCACTTGAAGTCGAATATCTCGCAATACCCTAAGTCAGCCAACTTGATAGTTCCCCACGGGTCAGCCTCGTTGCCGATGCCTTGTGCGATGCACTCTTTGATGTCTTCGGAGACATTAAACGCTGCGCAGTTTCCGCAAAGAGACTTCTTAGCATCGTCCACAGTCACATCCCATGCGTCTGCCTTCTTTGCCCAGAATGGCGTGTTTGGTAGCTTCGGGTTCTCAGGACCGTACTTCGCAGCCGTGATCGCCTTGGCGCGGTTTTTCAGATTAAGGGTAATGTCTTGCGTGGGGAGTGGACACTCGCTTGTGTCGCTGTCAGACATCATCTGATCCATTGCGCCTTGTAAGCTCTTGGGGTATGAGGTAGCCATGATTACTTCTTACCTTTCTGTTTTACGCCAGCAGAACTCAAAGCAATAGCCAAGCCCTGAGCCTTGCTCTTGACGACTGGACCGCCTTTACCTGAGTGCAGTTTCCCTGCCTTGAACTCGTTGTAAACCTTAGAGATTTTCTTCTCTGTCTTTGTCTTTTTCATCATGTCAATGACTCCTTGATTTGGATACCCGAATTATGCAACCCTAGAGAGGTTTCTTTTCAACGGCTGAGACCACTTCTGGCTCGTATTCGCACCAAACATCGAGACGGCAGCGTCGCTTGCGAAGGTCAGAACGAAGCTATCTGCTTTATCGGGAGACTTCAAGCCACGCTTTCTGATGTCGTCCTTGCCCTCGACCTGCATCTTTCCGCTAGATGTAAAGAAGTACCTCACAGTCGCCAGTTCAGCCACCAGCTCCTCATCATTGGGGATACGACAGTCACGCGCCTCAAACCACGCCTTTGCCTTGTACCAAAGCTCTGCGCGCAAATTCCTGTAAGTCGTACCCATTGCTGGGGACTCTGAGACATTGATGCCACGAGCTGGAAGACCGAGTTCTCGCAGACGGTCAACTACGCCAGCGCCAAGACCAATGCTGTCCACCATGATCTCGTGTGGTCTCTGACTCGGTGCTAAGGCTTCCCACTCTGCGACGACTGCGCCAGTCAGTTGCATCAAGTCCAGATTCTTCCAAGTTTTTGTGGGTTCTATGAGTGCGTTGCCTTGTCTCTTCGAGAGTGCGGAGCGATCACCACCAAAGCGTGCGACATCCAGACCCCAGATCAGCTTGGCGTGCTGGCTTGTCTCAACATCCCTGTGCTTTGCAAGTTCCAAGAGTTCCATCGGGATGATCGTGTCGTCGTCAGACCTTGGAAACTCGCCCAGTACCCTGATCCTGTAAGCGTTGGACTCTTCCCCGTACCTAGCCTTCATCTCTTCGACATAGGCATCGCTGACCCTTGGAGAGTCCACGCAAGAGACTTTCATCGTCACCCAGTCGTTTGCGAGTCGGTTCTGGGTGTCGTAGAAGAAACCGCTAGAGCGTACGGGGTTGCCCAGCAGAAGGGTCACGGCATTGTGTCCAGACATTGAGCCAGCAGCAGCCTCGAAAACAGCCTCTGGGATGCCAGATGCCTCGTCAGCCACCAGCATCACATTCTCGCTGTGGACACCTTGCAGGGCTTCGGGTTGCTCTGCCCTACTGGTTCTGGCTGAGACGAAAGCCTCTGTCGCTGCCTCCTTGACCTCGATGCGGTCTTGCTTGACTTCGAGCATATCTCTGAGAGTTTCGGGTAACTCTTTGACCCAGCGCTTTAGTTCCGCAAAGAGCGCGTCGTAGAGTTGGCTGGATGTTGGGGCGGTTACCACCACCTTAACTGGATACCGCAAGAGTAGATACCAGATGATCGCCCAGCTCGCTGCTGTGGACTTGCCTACGCCATGACCAGACCTTACCGATATGCGTCGATTGCCCTTTGCGATGTGCATTAGGAAGGTCTCTTGCCAAGTGTCGGGGTTGGCTTTTAAGACTTCCTTCACAAAGAGGACGGGGTTGTTCTTGTAGCGGATGGTGAACGCAACAAAGGGATTCTTGCTGAGTTCGTCTTCTCGCTTGTCTTGGATGCGGTCTATCTTTGCCACCACATCGGGGTGTAGTTTCTTTTTATCCGTTGGAATTGATTTTGTCGTCATGGGGGAATTGTGCCTTGATTTTTTTTATTTTTTTGTGGGGAGAGTGGGGGTGTGGGGAGGGGTAGTGGGGGGGGTGTTAAGTCGATAACTGTCGGGGTGCAGTTTCAGCCCGCCCCGTCGCGCAGATCGAAGGGGGGGGTAAACCCGAATCAGTCAGGCAGAATCGGTTAGTGAGTAAACACTCTCGTCGCATAGCGCATGAAACCTAGACATTCGCACATTGTCGTATCTGTCTGCTTTACACTATGTTCATTATGTAAAGTTATTTTGCTGTTATTCACAGGTTTGTAAGCATAAATGTGCATAACTTCGCCAGTTTCCACGCAACTGTGGACAACTAGGACAACTTCGCGCTGTTTTCTGTGGATATGTCCTCGACCACCTCAATGCGTCGCAATGCGTCCAGCCTCATGCCAGACAGGTTCACTTGCACGCTTGGCATCTTGTTTTGAGCGTATGAGGCAGGATTCCAGCGCTCTGCTACCCATTGCCTCGTCTGGACGCGCAGACGCGCCTTGTTGACCTCCTCGATGTCTGTATCGTCAGCGATCTCGATCATCTGTCCTACGATATGATCGGCTGCTCGCGCACGCACGCGAGACAAGAAGCCTTCTTGCGCTGGTGAGTCCATCCATTCGGTCAGCGCCTTCTTGCTGACACCGAGCGCCACACATATCCTCGTCTCGCTCATTCCCGCCTCAAACATATTCGTGATCTGCTCAATCGGCAGCGTGTTGAGCAATGCAATGTCGTGAACCTTCTTTTTGTTTCCAGCCATCTAAATTTCCTCCAAAGCCCTGTTAGCCGTATTTTTAACCATCTTGCTGGTGTCAAACACCTTTGGCAACGACGAAACCTCCAACTCGTCAGACTTGACATCATCAAAGCCTGTCGCACCGCCAAGTGGAAACTCCTTCGCATCCTTGTCCAACCTGACCATTGCAGCACAAGGCATCAGCGCTTTAATTTTCATCGTGTCCTTGATGACTGGCGAGTCCATGATCAACTCAAGCTCTTCCATCGTCCAGATGTGTCTGTTCTGGACATCGGGTCTGAACTGCTGGTACAGCGTTGCGTCGTGATGATTCCCAACGACGACCATCAACGACCCGTCTTGCATCTCATGCTCAACTGCAACGATCGCTGGCATCTCAGGCACACCGTTCTCGACCGCCCAAGACTCCAGCGCTGCATAAGCCTTCACCATCCCATTGACAGCTCTGTCCAGCTTGACCTCATCTCTGGACACCGAAGCCTCGAACACTCGTTCAGCCTGTCGCCACACCTTGATCCGAAACTCCGAATCAACCAACTCGATCAAGCGATTGATACCCCAACGCTTTTCGTGCTCTCTCTTCACCACAGACAGCTCAACTAACCTCGAATTCATAAATACCTCAAAAGTATTCATAGGGAAATCTGGCTGTTTTAGACCACTAACGACTTTCTTCAATATCTTCTTGCTCATCTTTTTCTCCAATTCTTAAAATCCAAAAACTCCGACATATCCAAAGGGGACAGATGGGGGGTATACATATACCCCCCATCCATCTGTCCACCTTTTTGGAGTGGACAAATGCATTTTCTGTTGTCCCCTATTTGTCCCCCATTTGTCCCTGTCCCCCCACATCATTTCTTCACCAAACTGACGACAGAATTGGACTGTTTTGCGTCCTCATTCTCTTCAAACACAGCCCAGCACATATCATCATAAATTACTACTTTTTGCATTTCAACCAAGTCCAACTTGACCCGTTGCCAAGCCTTTTTTAGCGTCTCTGGATGCACATCGCTGCCAAGTCGAGCCTTAAATTCGACCCTCCATTGCTCAATCTTTATGCACTTATTGCGCATCCCGTTGATGGTTTGCATCTCCCCAAATTTGCTTATTGCTTCATGTAATGAGGTCAATGCGATCTTTTGGTTAGTCCCTTTGCCCTTCTTGTCTGGCGGTTTTAGGGACTCTTTTCTGTCGTTTATGGCTTGATCGTCAGCCTCCACCGCCAGACTGGAAGTTCCTTCAAAGTCGATAACTCCAGACGATCCAGTCGTTACCTCAACCATTCTGAACCCTATGTGCTGCCCGTCTTCCCCGTCCTTCTGCTTGCTGATATGCAGTATTCCCTTTGGCGGTTGAGCGCCTTCGATCCTGATAATCTCCAGCTCGGTGTCTACTGCTCCGAGTAGGGAAGAGTGACCTCTCAGTCCTTTCGTCGCGTCCTTACCAGCGTGATGCACCACCAAGAGAGAGCACTCATACTTGCCTTGTATAGCGCCAGCAGCCGTAATGAATGCACCCATGTCCTCACTTGCGTTCTCGTTTCCACCGCCAAATGCTCTGGCTAGCGTGTCGATGATGATCATCTCGAAGTTGATGTCGTGTATTGCCTTCAAGTCGTCAATGGCTTGCACCAAGTCCTTGAGGTCTGTCTGGCTAGAGCGAAGGTTGACTTGCCGTCTCAGGAAATAGACTGGTGTTCCTTCTGGCGTGCTGTGGTGAATCTTCAAGGCTTTGATCCTTGTGCCGATACCGCCATGACCCTCACCTGCGATGTACAAGACTGCACCTTTACGGGTTATCTCATGCCCAAGGAACTGTCTTCCCGTTGCGATGCACTCCGCAATGTCGAGAGCCACAAAGGACTTGAAACTCGCTGGAGGTGCGTACAGGGCGACGAATGATCTTTGCGGGATAACACCTTGCACCAGCCACTCAACTGGTTCGTCCTCGATGTCGTCCCACGCTTCGAGCTTGAATCCTTCTCTAACTGGCGTGACCGCGGGAAGCTCCAACTCTTGAGTTTCTTGCGTCTCGGCAACACCAAGCAACCTTGCAGGAGTCGTTACATCCAGTTCACTTACGACTGCTTGAGTGGCTTTTGTCAGGTCAACCAGCCGATCCTTGTCCCCATGGTATTTATGGACAAACTCGTAAGCGTCTTCCTTGATCTCCTCTAACCCAAGGTCTACCACTCGGATACTTTTTGTAACCGACTTGAGAGCTGCAACTGCCTTTCTTGCGTAATCCCAGCCCACCGTGTCGTTGTCAGGGACTATTGCAATGGTGAGTCCGACTAGGTGCTTGACTACATCTTCTGGAAAGTTACTTGCACCGTTATGCGTACAGGTTGCGACGACTCCCAGAGACTTGAGAGCGTCGGCTGCCTTCTCGCCTTCGCACAAGAAGACTGTGCGTCCTGTCTTCCTTGCAAAGTCCACCTCTGGTAAGTTGTACGGCACTATGTTCGCACCCGTCATAGATGCGTGCCGTCTACCGTTCTCGTCCACGCGGTACTGCTTATAGGTCTTTCCTTTGGAGTCAAAGGTCTTGTAGCGTTGCTTGATGTGCTGTACGACCCCATCCTCATCGGTGTAGTGCCACTCCTGTTCCAAGACAGGTTCTTGCTGTTTCGGTAACGGCTTGATCTGGGTGAGGAAGTCTGTCGGGTTCGGTAAGTCGTCTAGAAGTCCAAAGTCCTTCACCGCATTGAAGACAGACTCCTGAGAGCACCCACTAAAGCACTTGAATAACGGCTTGCCTTCGTCTGTCTCGCTGACGCAAAGACTTGGATTCCTGTCCCCGTTACCCTGCCCGTGACTGCTTACAGGACAGCTCGCCATCCATTGCCCGTTTACTTTCCTTGCGTTGCCAAGCGCTTGCGCTATTTGTTCGGCTTGCATTCTTGTCCTTCTAATAGTTCTAATCTCTGCTCCAGTTCGTAGACCCGTTGAGCCAACGCAATAAGTAGCAGCATCCAAAATTCTTGTGTGTTTTCCATAGAGGAAAAAAAACGGGACTGACCTTTCAGCCAGCCCCGTCTCTCCTAAGAGTTAAAACATCTCGTCGTCTTCGACTGCCTGAGCCATAGCAGTCTTAGGCGCTGCTTTAGGTTGTGCTACTGGAGCTGGTGCAGCCATCGTGATCTTGCCGTCACTATCAAAGGACTGAGTGCCGTCGTCCACAGCGTCCATGCCAGCAGGTCTCTCAATCCACGACACCACATCAAAGTTAGGAATGCGTGTAGTGCCTTTGCCGATCTTCTCTAGCGTGCTTCCCTTGTACTCAATGACAGGTAACTTGCCAGCGTTGGCAGCCTGACCCGCCTCGATTGCTTTCCACAACTTCTCCAAGCCCATGTTAGGACCTGTGCCGTTTGCTGACCACTCAGCTAATCCCATCTCCTTGTTGTAGAACTTGATGGAGAAACCACGCTTATGGTCTGGTGATGGTTGAGCACCCTTCTTACCCAGACTTGCGTCTGGTTGCCAGTCGCGCACACCTTCTCCGAGGTGCATCCAACCAGTCTGCAACGAGTCAGTATCCACAACCATTTTCTTTGGTGTGAATTCTTCCTTGTTTGAGTTGAGCCATGCGTTAGCAGATGGCATAAAGCGAATGTAGTTACCACCGCCAGATGATGATGAAAGATTAAGCATTTGAGCCTTTCGAGTTTATGTTGCACAGGGCAACGGTTTGGGGGAATGGATTATTGACCTAAAGAATAGTCACGCGCAAGAGTTAAACCACTACTCTCCTTGCTTGTGAGCTTGTCAATTAAGTCTTTATGCTCTTTTGATAAGAGCTTTGATGCCTCAGATGGACTAATTAGTTCGCTAGTAACCAACTTATCTGCTGGGATACCAGCGTCGTGTAGTGCGTGCTTTGCTGCTGTCTCGTCGATCCACTTGCGGTAGGCACGCTTTGCAGTCATCTGCCAGCCTTTGATAACTGCACCGTCTTCAATGCGTTTGACTGCGTGGTCTCTCACGGCATCGATGAACTTCTCCACCAATGGAGCGCGATCAAGTAAGTCTGCGATCTGCTCTGGCGTGAGCGTAGTCGCCAAAGACTTCATCTCTTCCTTAGTCATCACCGCAAGGTTTGGTGTAGCAGCAATGACCTCGAACCCTTTACGCTGTGCAGGACACACCGCCTTCGCTGGACACCATTGGCAACCGTCTTCTGTTGGCGTGGGATCGGTGTCACCCTTCTTTATCGCTTGGATCGCTGGAGTTAACCTCGTCGCTGCCCAGTCGTTCAATTCCTTAAATGTGATCTTGTGGGTACGGGGTTCACCGTGATGGGGTTGAATGATCGATAACTCAATGTTGCTGAACTCTGTCTTTGCGTGGCGCATCGCACCGATGGCGTATATCTTCATCTGGTCTGAGTCAGCGTCGACATAGCCTCTGCCAGTCTTCAAGTCTGCAATGACCAAGGTTGACTTCTCGTCGTTCCATGCCACCACATCGGCAGTACCACCCAGCTCGATGTCCTTGTCCTTGTACACGGTGACATACTGCTCGACCTTCAGCGTGCCAAGTCTTAACTCCAAGTCCCTGATGTGGTTTACATGAGCTGCTGCAAAGTCAGCGTTCTGCTCGGTGATAAGAATGTCCTTAATGGTCTTACCAACCCAGTCATAGGGGCTTGAGTTAGTAAGGAATGCAGTCTCAGCCACCTCATGTATTGCAGTACCAATCTGCGCAGCTTCACCTGCTGGCGTGTAAGGAATGTCTGCACAAAGCCTCACAGATGCAGGACATGAGAGCCAGCGCGTAGCTGCCGATGGGCGTAGTTTGATCATTTATTGTTTTCTTTCGTTAAGTACAAAACCGTATAGATAAGACCACGCACCTCATTGCTGACAGCGTGACCAAGCTCCTCTGGGTTGAGCATCTCTTTAAGCAATTCATTGCGTGTCTTTAATTGCTCTCTTGCGTCTTCAAGTTCTTTTGTCAACCAGACAATGTGCTCGCGCATGGTGTTGCGTTCTTCGTCATTCATAACTGCTTCAACCCCCACATTGCTATGAGCACAGCCTCAGCGCGACCGTCGTGCTTAACCAACTTAAACCAATCCTGCTTGTCTGGGAATAACTCCATTGCGCGGTGTCTACTTGCGTCCTTGCCGTAGCCCTTGTTCATAGTCCTCGCCCAGACTGCTGGCTGGACATAAGTCACAGGCACTTGGAGCGCTGCTAATACGCCTTCAATGACCCCAGCAGAGCGTCCAAACGCAAAGGTAGAACTCACGCCTTGGTTTGGCATTGAGCCGACCTTCTCGACTGCTGCGTGCGTCGGGTTCATCTCCTTGATGATGCCCACCAAGGCTTGCGCAGACACTTGGCGCTTTGTCGTCTTACCGCGCTTGATCTCAACGATCGGCATATCCTCAACGCGCTCTAGGACACCATCGACGATCAGAGAGATCGCACCATTATTTCCAACATCACAGCCCAGCATTCTTATCATTCTTGACCTTCTTTCAAGTCTTCGATGCGTTTCTCGATAAGCCGATCTGTTGCGGTTCTGAGCTTCTCTATTGAGGAGACCAAAGGCACAGTATGCCCAGCCACCCATCGAGACATCTGAGCCTGATCAATGCCAGCCTCACGGCATATATCAGCCATCTTGAACCCCGCTTTTTCAGCGCGTTCAATTATTTCGGTTATGTAGTTCATGTTGACTATGTTAACCTAGAATTGATTAACTCAACAAGGCAGACAAAAAAAGGGAGGCTAAGTCCTGTCACCTAGCCCCCCTATCAAGGCAACTGCGACTCTTGCGGAGACATAAGTCACAGCCGACAGGGAAACTACACCCTGTCACTATGTATTTTATGGCGGTAATACCCGACAAAGTTGTAGGGTCTAGTAAATAGTTCTTGATGATGTAATCAACTTTGATATGATACGCATATCAACAACGCAACTAAGAGGTAAATATGAATCAAGCAACTCGTGACATTATGGCTTTACTCAAAATTGACGCAGATACAGCGATACAAGTTCAAAACAAAATGGGCGCATTAGGTTTTGATTTTTCTGGTTCTTCTAGAAAAGCATTTAATCGTGAAGCAAAAATCTGTTTTGAATTAGTAAAGGTTAAGTAACACCATGAATTCCACTACTAAACCAAATCTGGAATTGAGAAAATTTACTCAAGGTATCAAAGGTTATCTTGATGGAACAGTAGGTACATGGGAAATTTGGGAAGAACTAGAAGATGGGTCTTGGGATTTATATAAAGACAATGTTTGGTCTTTCTGTGACAAAGAAAGTCGTTACAGCCAATTTTTACTTGCTAAATCTACATTTGAACAACTCTGAAAGCGAATAATGAAACATCAAAACTACACCGAGAATTTCGAGGTAGACGGTCCTTACCAAGACAACAAAATCAGCCTTGTTGATTGCGTCTTCATCTTCCTTGCTGGCGTAACCGTCGGTGTCATTGGCTTTATCTTAACTACGGGAAACTAATATGTCAGTAGAAAAGAAAATCAAAGAGATGGTCTTAAAGTACATCCTCGCTGCCGAAGGCAAGGCACGCATCATGTCGCCACAAGACATCGGTAAACTGGTAAGCGAAGCAGCGCACAAAGGTGCAATGATGGGTTACGACGCTGGAATGCAGATGGCACGACGCGCTCACGGCAACGAACTGGAGATCGCAGAGCTGACGGTCAAAGAGTTGACCGAGCGCGTCAAAGAACTTGAGACACAAATGATTGCGCAGCAATGACTGAAGTCAAGACTAAGTGGGTGACACCGCCACCGTGGGTAACGCTACGCACCAAGTGCGAGACCCTTGGCGTGTGTCAGTCCAAGGAAAAAGTGTTCTGCATAAACTGCCCAAGGTTAAAACGCAATGCGAAAAAAAAGTAAATACAAACCCAAAGGTGTCAGACTCGATGCCATGACTTGGGTGATCAATGGCTTTAAGCCAGTCTCCGCTACTGGCAGCGCTGTCCTTGATTTGAAAATCAAGAACCATAGTGCCTTGGAAGCGCTCAGGACGGGTCAGGCAAAGCGCTATGACATCGATTCCATCATCTCTGCTTTGAATGTCTCAGAAGCCCTTGCAAGGCTTGGCATTGGGCATGAATACAAAGACGAAATAAAAGAAGGTCAGGACGCTTTGCTGGAGTTGTCTCGTCGCGGTATCAACCGTGAGGATAGGTTTGTGGCGAAGGCTTCCGAGCTGACCGCGATCAACTATGTCATGGAGCTGCACGACGCAATGCTAGAGATCACTACTATTGGCGAACTAGAGAAAGCACTCGATATGGTAATGAATGAGATAAAGTTGCGAAGGGCGAGAGCCATTGAGGAGAAGACGGTATGAGACAAGCATTAGAACTGGCGCTTGAGGCGTTGACTCACATCCGTCCAAGTGCATTGACGAGTTTTTACACAATAGGCGACAGAGACAAAGCCATAATCGCCATCAAAGAAGCCTTGGCACAGCCAGAGCAAGAGCCTGTGGCGACATTAGACGACCTTGAGCAAGAAATATACGAAAACACACGACAGTTTGTATCGCGTGATGTTATGGAATGGATGCTCAAGCGTTATTACACCACCCCACCACAGCGCACATGGGTTGGGCTGACGGATGAGGAGATTGCAGATTGCGCTGAAAAAATGGAAGCATCAGACCCGACCGATAGTTTTTGGCGTGAATTTTTCAGAGGCATTGAAGCCAAACTCAAGGAGAAGAACACATGATTCTTAATCAAGGCAAACTTGCTGGCGGTTTGGTAGATGAATTGCTAGAAGTGATACACAAGTATGACGAAACGCTTTACATGGCAACCGTAATTGGTTGCTTGGAGTTGGTCAAGCAGCAGTTAATTAACGATTCTGTGGAGAATGAATAATGACACGACACATAGGAATATCAGTCCCGCACCGCAAGGTTGTGGACGACGACGACATCCAGACCTACAAAAAGCCGTGGGTATCCCTCACCGAAGAGGAGATACACAAGTGCATAGCATACGGCAAAGGAGGTTGCGAGATCGAGCAGACCGCCAGAAACATTGAGTTAAAACTGAAAGGGCTTAACTATGATTGAAAACATCCTGACCATCATCGTCTTGCTGGTGATGGGTGCTTTGATTGGACTGGCGGTTATCTTTGCTGTTCTCTACTTCGGACTAGACGACAAATGAGGTCCACAAGAATGCCTAAACTGGTTGCCCTGATCTCTCAGAAGGGTTACACCAGCAGAGAGCTTGCAGACCTCCTACATTGCACGCTAAGGTCTAGCAGGGATATGCTGCAAAAACTCAAGGAAGAAGGTGCTGTCCATATTCAGTCATGGCGTAGAGCACAAGCAAACGGCTGGATAGCTGTCTGGAGGTACGGCATTGGAGTCGATGCCGAGAAGCCTGAGCCTGTGAGCAATAGAGCCAGAATCAAGAAGTGCAGAGAGCGCGAGAGCATTGACGAGAAAGAGTTTCGTCTTGCTCGTCAGAGACAGCTCAAGCGTAAGGTCAAGCGTGACCCGTTGACTGCTGCTTTTTATGGGGATGCTTAGTCCCTACTAGGCAACATATTGTTGAGTTCAATGCGATACGGTTCTGGCTGTGCTGTCTGGGTATTAAGCAGACCAGTACCGCTTACAAATCTCATCATTGGATCGACTGGTGCAGCCATGTAGTTAAACAATGGGTCTAGCGTGTTGCCGTAGATGTTTTGCATTGCTGGTGACAGATATGCCTTGGTAGCCAAGGGAGGCACGCCAAGAGAGAGCATTGGACCAAGCACGGGTTCACCTGTTAGAGCTGTACCGCCAACGACAGACGCACCAAACTTAGCTGGCATTGAGGTTAGCAGTCCCATCATTCCAGCACGCTCGGAAGTGCCAGAAGTCGGCACTTTAGCCTTCAATGCTGATTGAGCCACTTCAGCCAAGTCTGTCAATGTCTGAGCGTTTTCACGACCAAGAATCTGTGGCAGCGTCGTGGGGGATGCTTTGACATCTTTAATGAGGTTGCGTCCAAACTTGGTGATGTCCATCTCGCCAGTAGGAAACATTGAGGACTGCTGAATATCAGCAAGGATTGCTTGAGACAAAGAGCGCTTCTCAGCCTCGCTCATCAATGGCAAAACCTTGTTTGCCAATGAGTCCTGATTGCTGATGATGTAATTCACAGCAGTCTTGTCTGTGGTGTTCTTGAGCCTGTCGTTTAAGTCCTTGGCTTCACCGTAAGAGCCACGCAATTCTTTCAACTTTGTGATTTGGTCTTCCATGCCAGCAAGTTCAAAAGTCTTGTCCCTTGCGTCGTCCAAGGAGTTGCGCAAAGCCCTAAAAGCCTCACCGACCTTAGTTCCCTTATTGTTGTATGCCAAGTCGCTAAAGAGCTGACGCTGGTCTTGGTAATCATTACCTGCGATTGAACCCTTTTGCTGGTAGCCAAGGAACTCAAACTCAGGGATGCCACTATCGACTAACTGCTTGCGAAAGCTCGCCTCAAAAGCCTTGTAATTAGGCTTTGTGGGGTCAAGTCCAGCTTGCTTCAAAGCAGAGTCCACCATCGCCTTCAATTCTTCGTTTGGCTTGCCAAAATAGAACTGCTCAAAGCTCTCAAATAATGGGTCTTTGCGTAGTGCTGGGGGAATAGAAGAAAGTAACTTTCTAGCGCCAAGGATTGAGTTCTGGAAATCTGGTACTTGATTTAAGTCAATATCAGTCTGTGACGCGACCTTACGAATACTGCTACCAATATTATTCACATTGCGTTCTGCTGCATTCTTAATCGCACTAGCACCAGACGAGAAAGCCGTGTCAGGTTGCGCTGGCATACCACCAAAGATGTCTGCGACCTTGTTGATAATGCTCTGCGCATAATCTGATTGCAAGCCATAGCGTCGTGTGAACTGACCAGCAGAGAAAGGCAAACTTGAAGCAGCAGCCTCAAATATGTTTGCGGTTCTGCTTGTACCTGCCTGAGCTGGTGTGAGAGCTGTCTCGCCAGTAAATCCTAACTGTCTAGCCTTCTCTGCAATACTGGCTGCGCGTGTCTCTGCATTAGTTGGTGCTTGACCGCCTCTTTGACCCATACCAGCGCCACCAACAACAGTTGATGCACCCATTGATGCAAGCATTGCTGGGATAGTTCCTAGTGGTTGAGCTGCTTCAGCAGCGACTTGACCAGCAGCGCCAGCAGGTAGTGCCACGGCTGTCTGAGCCAGAGGTCTTTGCGCCATCTGCTGAGTTACTGCCCTAGTAACTGGTGAGACGGCAGTCTGTGCCAGTTTCTGTAATCCAGCCATTTGTGAGGCAGTACCACCCATAGCGCCTAAACTGGTCTCTAAGGCACGCTGACCAGTCGTCTCTGCCTTTGGTACTCCTGCTTGCGTTAAGAGGTTCTGAATAGCCTGTGATGGCGGTGTGATGCGTCCATACTGACCGCCAGTAACTTTCTCAGCACCAGCCGTTGCGGTATTGAGTAGTGCCGTTAATGCGTCACCTGCTGGCAGAGCCAATGATCCTGCCAACATCCCGACTGGTCCGAATGGCGCTCCCATCAAAGCGGTAGCCAAAGGAGGAGTCAGACCGCGAATAGCTGCGCCTGTATAACTTCCAGCCTCTGGAGCTGATTCCGACCTCGAACTGCGCTGTGGCTTCATTTGTGGAAAGACTCCAAACGCAGCGCCATTAGGACTTGTGGATTGACTTGCATTAGCCAGCACTTCGGCAGCAGCTCCATTGCCGTAAACCTCATCGAACTTAGACGCAAGGTCAGGACGCTGGGTTAATAGGAATATGTCTTTTTGAGTGGGTTTTGTTGCCATGATTACTGTCCGAATGGGTTAGACGGTGTGTACTTGAATCCTTTAAGACTCTTGTTGTTGGCGTAGTAATAGTTCTCTTGTTGTTGCGCGTAGTCAGCAGCCTTGACAGCCAACTTCTTAATGTCTTGCAACGCTTGAACCTTAGATTCTGGCGTAACACTTGGATTAGCCAAGTCACCCACAGCCTTGTCGTAGCGTTTTGCGTCAGCGTCAGATGTAGGACCACTAAACTTAGGAGTCTTCAACGCAAGTTGTTGAGACAGTTGAGTCAATCTGTCGTTTGCTTCCTTGGCAGTTGTAGATATTCCCATAGCGCCAATTAAGCCCTTAGCACCAGCCTCAATCTTGCCTGTGTACGCCTCAGAGATTAGAGGTGCAGCACGATCCGCAATGAATGCGCTGTCCTCTGCTGATTTAGCTTCTGCCATAGTCTTTTGAACCGTGTCAAATTCCTTCTTCTGTGCATAGGAGAAGGTCTCTGGCTTATTGGCTTCGGCTTGCTGACGAAGTGCAAGCAATGCATCAGCTTGTTGTCTAGCAAAAATCCTTGCTTCCTCTGTTCCAGCAGCAGTTTGCGCAAACTGTGATGCTTGTTGCGCTTTAGTTTGTTGAAACTGTTGTGCGTTACGAACACTCTCACCTAATTCGCGCATACGCTGGTCTGCTTTTTCTTCGTCAATCAACCCAGAGGCA